AAGTCTTTGTTTTCTTGGGCTTTCTCAGCCGCATCAGCCGGCTTCGAGGTCAAGCTCACCACGGCGGTAGCGCCAAGCACCACAGTCGCCGCTACGCCCGCCGCTCGCAGATTTCCTAAAGCACGTTGCCATACTGACGCACGCTCCGTGTCGAGCTGGCTCTCGATCTGCGCAAGCGTTTCGAACGCGGGCAAGCCGGCCATTTCGGCCAGTATCATGATTTCGGTTGCATCGGGCTTGTAGCGGCCCGAGCGCCAGTGCGACAGCTTGGTGTAGTGGTACCCCAGCTTTTCCGCTACGGCCGCATTCGAGCCTTGCTTGCGCTTGGCGGCATCCAGCAGTTCAGCGATATCCATACTTTTCCCTTGACGTGTGTGGCGTTTTCTCCATATCATTGAATTGTGGAGAAAACGCCATTTCCGTGGCGTTATCGGAAGTCTAGCAGGCTATGGGGAAAGGAAGAATCTGGCCCCGTTTATGAGTCAACGGGGGCGGCGGAACTGCTTGGGGTTGTAGATCGCTCGCTTGAGCGGATCGAGTTCTTTTTGCCTACGTAGTTGCGCGCGTCGGCGATTCGATCGAAAGGCAACGAAGACCGTAACAAGTGCAATGGCGATCAGGAGTCGGGCCTCGATCGTTAGTGTTGCCCAAGTCAGCGTAATGCGGCTGAGTACGTCGTAGGCGAGTTGTTCGGAGTTCATTTTGGCCCGGTGTTGTTGTAATCGTATGCGGCGATTTTTTACCACACCGATCGCCTATTGAGCGCGGGGCTATATCAATCAACCACAAGTAGCGGGGTAGAAGATGAAAGACCTGAAATTCGACCGATTGGTAACGCTGGCATATCGCCAACGAGTGATCACCATAGCCGCATCGCGATCACTATTCAGCGGCCAATGAGCGGGGGTTGCGTGGCGCCGGAGCATCGCATCCATGCGTTCGACTGGCTGCATGCGTAACACCGAAGAGAAGCGGTTCTGAAGAATTGCAGTTCCCCGTGCGTCGCGCACTTTTCTCACCCTCGGATAGCGCGGCGCTTTGTGGACGGCTGACCCAGCGTCCACCTTTTTCGATTCGCGCGTACGTCGCGCATGTAGCTGGAGCTGGAGCGGCTCTAGTCATTACGTATAGTAGTCCTAACAAGGAGTCTTCATGAGCAAGCAAAAGTTGACCATTCTCCAAGTGATCCAGCGCGGCGGCATCTCGAAGCGTACCGGCCAGCCGTGGGAGATTCACACGGCGCAATGCGTGCTCGAGCAAGAGAACAGCGAGGGTAAGCAAATCCTCGTCGGCACGATCAATTTGCCGGCTGCCCTGAAGGATTCCGTACCGGGCGACTATCTCGCCGAGTTCGCGCTTCAGCAGTCGATGGAAGGCAAGCTCGAACCTCGCATCGTGTCGCTTGCGCCGTTTGGTCGGCCGACCGCTAAGGCCGCGGCTGCTTCGTCGTAATCCGAGAAGGAAACCGGATCGCTCGAAGCTGGCCCACACGGGCGGTTCTCTTACTACCGGGCCTGAACCTGAGAGGAAAAATCAAATGAAGAAGCTGGTTGCAGTTGCGGCGCTCGCTACGGCAAGCATGGGTGCGTTCGCGGCGGACGTGCCGGTCGTGGCGATGGACGTCAGCCCGGTCGTGAGCTCGATTACCGGTATCGGTCCGAATATCGCGCTCGTCGGCGGTGCGGTGCTCGCGGTGTCGGCTGCGATGTTCGGCTATCGCGCGGTGAAGAGCTTCCTCGGTCGCTGATCGCGTGAACTCACGAGCCCCTGGTATGTGCGCGCGTACCGGGGGCTTTTTCTTGGGTGGAAGCCAATGAAACGGTGGGTGGTTGCTTCGCTTGTTGGTGTCGCATTCGGCGCACGCGCGGCGCAAGGAATCGACGTGATCGTGTGCGGCAGCGCGGCCAGTGCGCCGGCGGGCACGGGGCAAACGCCCTGCGCGTTGTCCGATGGCTCGATGGGCGTGCAACAGGTCGTACATCTGACGCTCGTGAACGGCGGTGCGGCGGATGACGTGCCGATGCACGGCGGGGCCGCTGCGGGCCTGAAAGTGGGGGCGGCCATGCTGCTTGTCTTTGCGATCGCGTACGGGCTGCGTGCGTTGCGTCGCTTTCTCGAATCTGCTTCGGAGAGCTAGTCATGCTTTGGTATTGCGTCGAGTTCTGCGTGACGGTCGGCACGATCGGCGGCGCCGCGCTGATTCTGATGGGATGAGCATGCGCAAGAGAATTCTCGGCGTCTGGCTGGCGCTGTTCGCGGCGTTCGCGATGGTGTGTAATCAGCAGGCGCATGCACAGGCCGCGCTCGCGCCGCTCGAGACCTTCGTGATCAATCGCGCTCAGGCCGCCATCCTGACGCGTCTTGCCGTCGCGCGCGGCATCGCCGCATCCGATCCCCGCATTGCGGCGACGCTGGCGGGTATGGGCAAGGCGTCGACCATGTTGAACGTCGTCGGAACCGGGGCCGCTGCGGCGCTCGCATTCGCGGGCGCGCCGGTCTGGCTGACGATTCTGGCGGGCATGGGCATTCTTGCCGTGGGCTCGGCTCTACAGTTGGGCGATGCGAAATTCCTGTGGAGCGGCGATCAAGTGTCGCTCGACGTGGATGCGCTGCCCGCCAGTATCGGCGATCGCTATGCGCCGATTCAGCCGCCCGCGGCCGCGATCGATCCGACCCGGCAAAAGATGTTGCAGCCGGAATTGTGGGCCGCGCGAGCCGGTATTCCGGTTTATCGGAACGGGACGTGTCAGGCAAACAATGCGTCCTGCATCGGCTATCCATTCTCGCCGGGGTTCGGCGCATCGAATTTCTACATGTCGCGTGGGCCGTTCGATATCCTGCCGAGCACGCTTGAACAGGCGCAGCAATTCGCGTGGTATTTGTACCACTACCTCGGGCACTGTGGCCTGAACTCAGGGTGTATCAACGAGAACGATACGAACGTTCACTCGCACGTGTTGTATTTCGCGCCCGAGCGAAACATACCGGGCAACCCGATCGCGTTGCATTACACGGAATCACGAACGGTTGCCATCAAGAGCAGCGGCGGGCGCGTCACCTATCGCAACGTCGTGACGAGCGGGAAGGACACGCTGTTTCAGTACAAGCGTGAAGTCGTGCCGCTCGTGGCCGACGACCTGGCGAAGCTGTGGCCGCGCATTCCGTCGAAGGTCGCGGCGGCGCCGTTGCCCACCTCGACTATTACCAGCCTCGTCAACGAGACGTGGAAGAACGCGGCATCGCAGCCAGACTATGAAGGCCTGCCGTATCAGCCGATCAGCGAACCCGACATTGCCGAGTGGGCGAAAGAGAATCCGGGGCAGGTGCCGACCGTCGGCGATCTGTTCACGTCCCCGGCGCGCAAGGGCAAAGACGTGCTGATTACGCCGTTCGTGCCGCCGCAACCAATCCCGGTTCCCGTGCCGAAGCCTGCGCCGACGCCCGCGCCGCGCCCGGCATCCGAAGCGGAACCCGAGCCGCGCCCCGCGCCCGCTCCAGTGCCGGGGGCGCCGCCGCAACCGCGACCGGTGCCCGAGCCGCAGCCGCAACCTCAGCCCATGCCGGTGCCGCGCCCCGTGCCTCAACCAGTGCCGCAGCCCGTGCCGGTTCCGTTGCCGCAGCCTGTACCGCATCCGGCGCCCGAGCCTGCGCCAAGTCCGGTTCCGCAGCCTGTGCCGGTTCCCGTGCCCGAACCCGTGCCCGGCCCGGTGCCTGTGCCGGTCCCCGAGCCGGTGCCGAGTCCGGTTCCTGAACCCATACCGCAGCCAATTCCGCAGCCGCTGCCGCAACCCGTTCCCATACCAACGCCAGCGCCGGGCACCAATCCGGGAACCGGCCGGCCGTCGCGTGACGACATATGCGCGCTGCATCCCGAGGCGTCGGCGTGCGCGCCGCTCGGCAGCGCATCGGATGTGGCGGTGAACAGCGATGCGAAGCGCATTTCGTTGTCGCCTCTTTCAATCGGTTTGACCAAGGGCGTTTGCCCGGAGCCGAAGCGGGTGGTGGTGTTCGGCGGCGAGCTTTCGTTCAGCTATGAGCCGCTGTGCGAGTTCGCCTTGAAGCTGCACCCGTTGGTGCTGCTGCTGGGCGCGCTGCTCGCTGGCGTCATCTTCGTGACGGGGCTGGCGGCATGAGCTGGGCAAGCCTACTGGTGTCGCTGGTCGGGCCGATCGTCACGCGCGTACTGGTCGCACTCGGCATCGGCTTCGTGACGGTGACGGGAATCGATCTGGCGTTCGCTCAGGTCGTGCAGTGGATGACGGCGAGCGTCGGCGGGTTGAGCACCGATATCGCGAACGTGCTCGCGCTCGGTGGCGTGGGCGACGGCATCGCGTATGTGCTCGGCGGGCTCTCGGCGCGCGTGTCGTTCTACATGCTCACTTCCACAACGAAAATGGTGTTCGGCAAATGATCACGTTGATCACAGGGGTTCCGGGGAGCGGGAAGACGCTGCATGCGGTCTGGTTGTTGACGAAGATCTCGAAGGGGCGTCGCGTGCTGGTCGACGGCATTCGCGATCTGGCAATCGAGCACGTCGAGATTGACGAGCCTTGGTTACGCCAATGGCACGAAAAGGCCGAAGCGCACGATCTGATCGTGGTCGATGAGGCACAACGCATCTATCCGCCGACGACGGTAAGCCAAAAGCCGACGCCGGACGTGGAGCAACTGCACGTGCATCGTCACAAGGGCGTCGACTTCATCCTCATCACGCAGCATCCGCAGCGGATCAGCAAGACGGTGCGCGATCTGGTCGGGCGACATATCCACGTGCGCAACCTGTTTGGGCTCAAGCGCGCGATGCTCTACGAGTGGGACCATTGCCACAATCCAAGCAGCCTGAAAGACGCGGTGAAACGGCAATGGGCGTATCCGCGCGAGGTGTTCAAGCTCTACACGAGCGCCGAAGTCCACACGAAGAAACAGGCGGTCGTGCCCAAGGCGTTGTTCGTCGTGCCGATCGCGTTGGGCGTGTTGCTGTACTGCTCGGTGAAGTTCTTCTACAGCGCGCGCGACGGCTTCGGGGTGACGCCCGGCATGTCGGAAGCCGAGCACGAAAGAACCGACGCCCCCACGCAGTCGCCGCAACCCGCGAAGGCTGAGCGCGCGTCGGCCGCGCCCCTCTCGTCCGATTGGCGCATTGCCGGGCGCTACGTAACGGAAGGCGTGGGCTATGTGGTGCTCGTTGCGGCGGATGGCCGGTTGCGCCCGATGTCATTGGCGGGATTCAGCGGCGAAGGAATGCTGCTGACGGGGGATGTCGACGGAAAGACCGTTGGCGCTTGGACCGGCGCACACGCCGGTAAAACAGAACAAGGCGGGGCATGCAATGAAGCGATACGGAGTGCTGATTGTGACGGCGATGGCGTATTCGGTGGCGGCCTTTGGCGTGGTGCCTCCGTTGCCGATGCTGCCGGCGGACGCCAGCCTGACGGCCGCCGCACCGACGTTGACACCGTTGAAGCACGTCGCCGGCACGTCGTTTGATCTGCGGTTCGTGACGGTGGCGCAGATTGTCGACCTGATCTATCAGGAGGCGATGCATACGCCTTACGTGCTCGGCCCGGATGTGCTGAGCGACGGGCGGCTCGTGTCGTTCCGCCTGGACGATCGGAATCGCGACGTGCGCACGGTCATGGGCGACTTCCTCGAATCGCTCGGCTTTCAGGTCGTGACGAGGAACGGCGTTGACTACGTGACGAAGAAGCCCGGCGCGGCGCGCGAAAAGGTTGATCAGGACGTGTTCGTCTACAAGCCGCGCTATCGCCGCGTCGACTATCTGCGCGCGCTCATCGAGCCGATGATCGGCGCGCGCGCGATGCCTTTGATGTCGCCCGTCAGCGTGCCGTCGCAACCAGTCGGCGCGGTACAGGTGCCCGGCGAAACCGCGGCGCCAGCTGGCGACGTGCCCGCGATGCCCGTTGAAACGAGCGTGCAGGCGCGCGGCGACGATCTCGTGATCGTGGGCTCGCATGATGAAGTCGCGCTGTTGCGCAAGGTCGTGCCGGAACTCGACACGGTGCCGAGCGAGGTGGTCGTTCGCGGTTGGGTGTACGAAGTGGCGAACACCGATTCGACCAACACGGCGTGGAGCATCGCGGTTCGGATGTTGAGCGGCCAGCTTCGCGTGTCGAGCGGTGATACGTCGTCGGATGCGAGCGCCGTTCGCTTCACGGGCCCGGGTGTCGACGCGGCGATATCGGCGTTGAATGCCGATTCGCGATTCAAGGTCGTCAGCGCGCCACACGTGCGGATCGTGTCCGGCGAGCGCGTGCGCCTGAACGTTGGGCAACAGGTGCCGACGCAATCGAGCGTGAGCTACCAAGGCTCGACCGGCACGCCGGTTCAGTCGATCACCTATCAGGACGCGGGCTTGATCTTCGACGTTGAGCCGACCGTCATGCGCGAGGTAATCGAGCTCAAGGTGCGTGAGGAGATTTCCGATTTCGTCGCGACGAAAACCGGCGTCGACACGTCGCCGACGAAGAACACGCGACAGCTACAGACCGTGACGCGATTGAAGGACGGCGAGGTCGTCGTGTTGGGTGGCTTGATTCAGGATCGCAATGCGACGGCGCGCAGCGGCTATGCGTGGCTGCCGAGCTTTCTCGATGGTCGATCCAGCTCGAAGCAACGCACGGAGGTTTTGTTGGTGTTGCAGGTGCAGCGGATTTGATCAGGCTCGGCGCTCAGAGGTAGTCGAGGATGACCGAGACGACGAGGTATGAGATTACCCCGGCCCCCAGCGCTATCGCCGCGATTTTGACCCACGTAAGCGTGTGTGTGGTGATAGGAGCGTTGGGGCGAGGTGGGACTGGCGATGCGCTCGCGGCAGCCGTGCTCGGGGGCGTATAGCCCTGCTCCAACAGGTGCTCCTTCTTCTTGTATTCCTCGCGATACCAGTCGCGATCGTGGATGCTCATCGTTGGTCCCTCGGTTGTTTTAGTGATCGAGATTGTAAGTCAGCGTGGTATGGCGGCGGCGTCCAGCGTCGGGAGTGTCCGGCCGTGATCGAAGCGAGGTAGAGCGGCGGCGTCGCTGCGGAGTCCGGGCCGTTGTCGCGCGGCTCAGCGCGGCCCGCCGGACCGAGTAGCGGGTGCTCGCGAGGTCGGTGAACGGAGGCAGTGCGGTGGGTTCGCCCATCTCTTTGCAAGCTCGCCGCGGCGCGCGCGTTGCCGGGGCGTGGAGCGGAGGCGAGGGCGGTTCGGAAGCGAGGGAGCGGGGGTTAGCTGCGTGCGGCTCGCCCAGCGCAGCAGAGCGCGCCGGGCGGGCCGCGCGCAGCGCGGCCCCTAAACTTGTATCAGGGACACTTAACGGATACGGGACACGGACGCTGGCGTAGAGCGAGGCCGAGCAAGGACAGCGAGGTAGTTCAGAAAAAAGAAAAGCCCTGAACGCGGCAACGGTCAGGGCTTGGTGCAACAGCGCATTACAAGGACAAGTTGCAATGCACGACGCAAGTATAGGCGACTTCTCGCCGTTCCGTAGAGAGTGGGTGATCCGTGGCCGGAATTTCGGTGACGGTCAGGTCGAAGTGACCGCGACGCGGTTTGATCGCTACATGGGCGCGCTGTCGTTGAATGCGAAGCCCAAGGCGAAGCGCGGCGAGTCGGAGAACAGCGAATCGAATCTGATGGACGCAGCGAAACGCGCAAAGCAGCAGGTGCGCCTGCGCTGCAAGGCGATCGGGGCCGATCGCATGATTACGCTCACTTACCGGGAGAACATGACCGACAAGGCCCGCCTGAAACGGGACTTCGACAAGCTGCGTCGACGGCTTGGCGGCCTGTACGACTTCCAATACGTCGCCGTCGCGGAGAGGCAAAAGCGCGGTGCATGGCACCTTCACGTTGCGGTGCGCGGGCGCCAGAATTACCGTGTGCTGCGCTCGATCTGGCAAAGCATCGTCGGCGTCGGGAATGGCCAGATCAACGTGCGGAACCCGTTCAAGGAAAAGGGGCTGCGGCACAAGCTTGCGGCCTACCTGGCGAAGTACATCACGAAGGATTTCGCGGAGCACGCGATGAACGAAAAGCGCTATTGGACCAGCCGCGGCGTCGTGGTTCCGGAAGTCATGCCGATCGATCACATCACGTCGAACGATCCGGCTGAAGCGTTGAAACTCGCGTTCAAGGCGGCGTTGCAGGCCGGCGCGACGCTCGATCGCTGTCAGGCGTTCTGGCGGCAGGAATTAGGTGCATTCTGGCTATCGACACGTGAAAGCTAAATGCGTAAACCGTCGTATCTAGGCGGATTCGGATATTGCGTTAAAGAGTAGAAAGTGCTTAACCGATATTCACGGGATCAATGGCGCAGAGGCATTTTGAATGGTCTTTGAGGAAATTATCGGAATTTACATGTCGGAGAAGAAGCACCGCAGCGGACAGCGAGATCAGTACTCGCTGAAGCGATTGTGGCCGTACTTCAGCGGACGCGATCTGCGCGAATTGAAGAGAGGGGACGTTAGGCGGTACGTGACGGCTCGTCTTGGAGATGGTGTCTGCGAATCCACGGTCAAGCGTGAGCTCAAGTTGTTGTCGGCGGCTATCAATTTCGTGCGGATTGAGCACGACTATCCGGAGTTGCCGAACCCGGTGCAAAGCCTTGGTCTTGATGGTGGTGAGCCGCGCGTCCGCTGGATATCACAAAGCGAAGCGTCGTCGCTGATTCGGGCGGCTGGGATGACCGCGCGGCGGCCGCATCTTCGAAACTTCGTGCGTCTCGCGCTAAGTACTGGGTGCCGAAAAAATGAGCTGCTCGCGCTTGAGTGGCGTCGGGTCGATTTCGAGCGCTCGCACCTTCGGCTTGAGTCCGAGCACACAAAAAACGGTAGGCGCCGGTTGGTTCCGCTGAACAGCGGTGCGCTATCGGCACTGAGGGATCAGCGCGATTGGGTAGCACAACACTGTGCTGGTTCGGACTGGGTGTTTGCTTCCGGCTCGGGACGGCGAATCGGCACCTTGCAAAAAGGATTCGTCGCTGCGTGTGCTCGTGCTGGGATCGAAAATTTCCGGATACACGATCTGCGCCATACATTTGCCTCATGGCTCGTCATGGAAGGCGTGTCGCTGTACGTGGTGAAGGATTTGTTGGGACACTCTTCCATTACGGTGACGGAGCGCTACGCGCACTTGTCGCCCGATCACGGGCGTGCCGCGGTGCAGAAGCTGCTACCGCTCTGAGGGTGCTGGTCGAATGGCCGTAAACTGTCTGACAACAGGCGCGCGACGTTACAATGGCAGAGGGAATCTGTAGGCAGGAGTAACGGATGGTATGGGAAGGCGAGCGTTTCCGTAAATGCTGCAAGAAATAGTGTGGAAGATTAATTATGAGAAAGCTTAAAATTTGGAATTTCTCTTGTATCAGTGAGGCTGAAATTGAGTTAAATCGACTGACGGTGCTTATTGGGCCGCAGGCGTCTGGTAAAAGTGTAATTTCGAAGCTTTTCTTTTTCTTTTTTGACTTAACCAATCTTCAGCGCATTGCTATTGAGTCGGGGAAGGATTTTGATGGCTTCAAAGCGCTGTTGAAGGCGAAGTTTGTTGAGCAATTTCCTGTTTCAGCATGGGGTGACAGGAAGTTTGTGATATGGTTTCAATCTGGGTCGCACGAATTTAAGCTGACGCGCATTACATACAACGATAATCTTTCCGATAACATCCGCGTTTCAACATCGTCGGCGTTGGAGGCATTCTATAAAGTTCAGTTTGATGCGTATAAGAAGCTTTCTAAGCGCGTGACGGACCCAGAGTCTGGTGAAGATGTCGATGCGGTTCTCGAATTCCGATCAATAATGGTTCGGGGGTTCACCCGTGAGCAAGGATCTGATTTCGTGGCCGCTCAAACGTTCATTCCGGCGGGGCGCGCGTTTTTTACCAATATGGGGCGTGCTATTGCGGCATTTGAACAATCTCGCTTGCTCGATCCGCTGACAGTGCGTTTTGCTCGTCTCTATACGCTGTACCTTGATCGATATAAAGGCACGTATAGTCGAAGGCTCGGTGGTTTGAGAGAAGAATTGCTTGGAACGAGTTTCGAAAAACTTCTCGGCGGAAAGCTCATTACGAGTGATGAGGGGGATTACGTTACTTCTCCGGATGGGCGGCGCATTCCGTTTTCAGCGCTTTCCTCGGGGCAGCAGGAATTGCTTCCACTTTTCGTTACGTTAAACTCGCTATCCGCGACGATGTCGCGTAGAGGTCGCTTGGTTTACATCGAAGAACCTGAGGCGCATTTGTTTCCCGAAGCTCAGAGCGAGTTGGTTGAGTTGCTTGGCGCTTTGGTGCAGGAGAAGAGTTTAAATACGGATTTGATATTGACTACGCATAGCCCTTATGTTCTTTCGAAGCTGAATAATTTAATGTTTGGTGGTGATATTGCAAGGCGGTCGACGAGTAATGTTGAGGCGGTTGCTGCTATCTTGCCTGCAAAATCATTGCTTCGATCGTCGATGGTTAATGCGTATGCGATTAAGGAGGGTGTGGTTAAAGATATAAAGAGTCGCGCGGGATTGGTGAATGCTGAATATCTTGACAGCATATCCGGAAAAATAGCGGAAGAGTTCGACGCATTGCTTGAAATTGAGGGCGAGTGATGGTGATTAAAGAGGAAGGGTGCGTCGAAATTACGAGCGCATCAAAAATAAAGGTGAGCGAGAAGAGGGCGAAGGCTATTATCCTGAACCTAAATAGGGAAAAATATTTGGTTGTCCGTTTTGATGGGTGTGTGATAAAAAATGCTACGGCGGCAGATTATTTAATTTCGAAGATTGAGGTTGGTGATTTAATTGTCGAGTTAAAAGGTAAGAATGTGAAGCACGCGGTCGAGCAAATTATTGCGACGGTTGATTACTTGCGCCGGGAGAGCGTGTCGGAGGGGTGCGTGGGGGCGCTTGTGGTTTGTAATGAATACCCCAAAACGAATACGATTGTGCAGGCGCTTAAACTGGATCTAAGGAGGCGATTTGATTGCCCGTTAAAGGTTTCTACTGAAAATCCGGAGGTTGAGTTTCTGCCGCTTTTGGGGAAAAAGGATCTTGTTGAAAAAAAGGGCGGACGTAAGCGGGCGTAATTCTCGCAGGTTGATCTAGCCGAGGGGGCAGGTTGGGGCAGTCGGGTAAAGCTGGTGAATACTCTTGAAAATATGGGTGAATGTCGATCGCGACGTGAAGGCAGAAATCTTTTTGCGCAGATGACGTATCGCGAGTGCGGCTTTCTGCCCTCCGAAGGCAGGGGTTGCTGGTTCGATCCCAGCCGGGCGCGCC